TCAACGTGTCAACCCATGCGTTATAAGTTGCCGCTGTAGTCGTTCCGCCTCCAATGTTCAAAATAATCGTATCTTTCGCCGAAACAAGACTATTTGTAACGGTAAACGATACCGACGTATTTGAATTTAACGATGCAGCGTTCATCGTGATCTGACCAGCCGATTTGTTAATCGTGACGCCGGTTGTTTTGCTGGTTGCTTGCGTTACTGTTCCCTGTCCAGCCGCTGAATAACCAATTTGTTCGCTTGCAAATGTGGTTGTAAATACTGCGGTTGAAGGAGTAGTGGCCCCGATCGGCGTGTTGTCGATGGTGCCGCCGGAAATGGCTTGGTCTTGATAAGCAACGCCAATAGCGATCGAATTACTCATGGTTCGGTCCTTTAATGATTAACAGTTCCAATTCTTTAGACTGGCCTTGGCTCGCTCGGCCGGTCCCTTCGCGTTTCGCACCACCCCTTCCATCCTGGCGCAGAACGATGCCTTGCGGCCGGCATCTGCTTTCGTCTTTGGATTTGGTGCTGGTGGCTTCAGATTCGCATCGTTCTTGCGATTGTATTCTGCTCGACCTTTCGCTGTCATACCAGCGCCCTGGTCGGTCGGATTGTACGTCTTGCCCTTGCCAGTGGTCTTGTGCGGGATGGGCTTGTCGTGCTTTTTCATTTTTTTTTCGCCGTCTTTGCAGACTGTCGAAACGCCTCGGCGGTTGGTGCGCCCTTGCTGCCAGGCTTACGCATATGCTCGACGGGCTTGCCCTCGGCCTTTTCGCGCTTGATGCGTTCCTGCTTGGCGTGGATGTTGGCGTACAAACCGGGTTTCATCGATCCACCACGCAGGCCACGTCGGCTTCCTGGATGATCTGGTAATCGCAACCATCGACTTCGACCAGCGGCCAGTCAAGGTAGGTTCCATTTCCGTACTTGACAAAATCGCCAATTGCGACCGATCGCACTCGAGGGCCGACCGAAATAACGGTGCCTTCGTTGAACTTTTCGTTGTTCTGAACGTGGATGACGCTCGACAGCTGACGAACGTTTGGTTGGACAACTACTCGGTCATGCAAAGGTCGGATCACTTTTTTTTCTTCCAGGTTTGATTTCGTCGCGTTGATCAGTTACGGATAACGATTTGACCAGCTGGAATTCGCCGCACCAGTCAACCGGAAACTTATTCATCGTCTGCGGATAACGCCGGCAGCTGCCCATGATCGCGGCATCGCCACGGAAAAACAGGCAGTTCTTGCAGGCAATTTCAGACATTGGGCAGTTCCCCGCGCTTAACGCCGTGGTTTAAGGCTTTAACAAAATTCTCGGCCCACTGGTCTGTGTCTGCCTGATGCATCCGATTGCTGCGATGTTCAGCGGGCGTAATCGGCTGTTCCTCGGTAGATTGCGTCGGAAATGGAACCGGATTTTTTTGCTCGTTCGAGTGCATCTCTTAAACCCCTTCTAACATCATTTTCATTGTGTTTAGGCAAGTTGTCAAGCCGGCTTAAAGCGGCATTGCCAGGCCCTCGGCTATTGTCAATGACTCGGATTTGCACCTTGTCATTTTTTTTGTATTTCGCCATCAGCTGCTCGATCACCTGGCGCGAACCCAAATGCGTCTTGGCGTGCTCGGACAGTGGCGCCGTGCGGCCCGTTCCGAGTTTTTCTTCCATCGACTTGGCTCGTTTGAGCGCACCGTTTTCGAGAGCCTCGACCGGATCGCGGTAAGTGTAAAGAATCGAAACCCGGCGGTTGGCATCGAGCGCCTGGCGAATTTTTTTGTCTGCAGAATCAAAACTACCCATGTTGGTGTCGTACACCATTTCGGCCTTGGCCGCCTTTGGGTCGATCTTCTGCAGAATGTTCAAACCTGTGGTCTTGCCTGCACCCGTGCCGCCAGCCGTAAAAATGATAACTGGCTCGCGGCCTTCTGGCGTCGGCTGCGCCAGGCGATCAGCATATAAACGTTTTACGAACTCGCTCGACGGCTCATGCACGTCGGCCGATTTTGTGCGATCGGCTCGATAGTGTGGCGAAAGTTCGCGGGCTACGTCGGTATTGAGCGTGCGGCCCTCGTCTGACTCGGCCAGCTGCGCGTACTGCGAAACAAGACCAGGGTAATCATTGCGAAGGTTTGAGAAATATTCTTCCTCGATCGGATTCACAACCTGGTCCGTCATCTGACCCTGCGGCGCCAGCATCGCCAGCCGGTTGCCGGCCGGCATGGCTCGAGGCTGTTGCACCGCTGCCATCGCTGACAGCGGCGTCGCCATTACTTGTAGTCGCCGCGAACGTGGGTGTAGCAAACGCCTTTGCTGCGGCCGCCGTTAAACTGGTCGCTGCTCACTCGGTCGGCCATGCCCATGCCGATACCGTTGACCACTTTCTCGTGGCGGTTGCCGCTCGCGTCGGCTGCGTCGGCGCCCTTCGGCGCTTTTGCATTGCTACCGTAGCCATAACCCTTGGGTTGCATTTCTGCTGAATCGCGTTTCATGGTTTACCCCTTACTTGGTTAAAAATCGAAGTTTGTAAAGCGTTGAATTGATCAGGTCTGCAATCTCGTCGATCAAATTCTGCAGTTCCGTGTCCTGCGGCAGTTCATTGCGGGATTCTTCCACAAAATTCTTCAAATTGTTGAAGTATTCGACAGGTTCCTTCACGTTGTGAAAGTCCTGCGGCCAGGTCTTCAGCTGCTCGTAGCGCCCCATGTAGGCTTCGGCGAACGTATCAACCAGGTCGATGATTTCGTTGTAGTACTTGCGCAGCGCCTTGTGCCTCGAATAAGAATTCGTCGACAAGTGCATGAAATGCGCCACGGTGCCGGAGTGCAACAGGGCGGCTACGAATTCGGCGGTTTCGTTTTCCATCGCGGGATCATAATCGTAAAGTTAAGAGTCCACAAGATCAATATCGCAGCGTTCTGAGCGCGCGCAGCGCTGCCTCAACGTTATCGACCACGGCCAGCGGTCCACCGCGCCAGGCGCCGTGCCAAACCAGTTGCTGCTCGGTCAGTCGACGCGCAGAGGGGATTTTGCTGCCGTCCTTAACCTCGAGCAACAGCGTCTTGCCGGCAAATCCAACGAGCAGATCGGGAACACCCTGGCCGACTGTCGCCAGGGATTGCACCGTGGCACCAGCTGCTCGCAGCGCCTCGACGATCTGAACCTGGTTGGCGTCGACTTTGGCCGCTCTCATGGCATTGGCCGTTTTGCAAACCCACTCGGGCGGTTGCGCTCAAAACATGGCTTGCAAATCCACTTGTGACCTGGGCGCTTCAGAAACGGCACTTTATGCTCGCCTGGCTGCAATCGGCATTGCTGGCAAGTCGGATTGGCAACGGGTTTCATTTGTCTCGACTTCTACCGTTCACGGGCGCTGTGGACAGCAATGACCGCACCGGGGACAGTCAATCACATAAGGGGTGACATCGGGGGTGACATCGGGGGTCTTTGGTTGCGCCAGCCTACTTTCTAAGGCAAAGACCAAATCGTTAACATCTGAAGAATTTGGTCGCTCCCCCACGGTATAAGCCGCCAAATAATCCCAAGCCTTGTCCATTAGTTCGCGGTCAGTCATAGGGGCAGGCTCTTGCGTAATGTATTTGCGCCCGTTGGCACCAATAACAATTCGGTCAGCCACCGTTCTTCTCCTTGAGTTTGGCTTCAATTTGCCTCACAAAATCCAAAAGGATTGCTGTTGTGTGGTTTATGTTTTTTCCGTATCTGTGGTTGATAAATTCTTCTTCTTCAAGCACTTCTTCTTCCGTCAAACCGACCCACTTTTGCTGCTCACGCTCCGCAACTTGCCAATCTATTTCTTTCAATAAGTCTTCAACGGTGTCGCCATGCCCTGTCGCATAGCTGCGTTCCACCATCCATTGTGCAACCTTTTCCCGCTCATGCGCGGCAACAAGGGCGGCGAAGCGTTCAATGGCGGCGATGCCTACGATACTGTTTGACAGTAATTCCATTGCATTCTGGCCCCCATCAAAACCGGGGTCGGCCTCCACCGCCATGCGGATGATGTCGTCGAGGTTCATTTGACACCTTTAAGCATTTTCAACCCAGCCAGCATTTCCGCAATCTGCTTTCGGGCTTCCTCGCCTCTGCTCTTTTCCTCGGCCAGTTCTGCCTGCGTTTTCTGCCTGGTGATTTGCGTGTTTGGTTTCTCAGGAATTGGCGGTCCCTCGCTCAACAGCTTCGCAAACTGCAGGGCCGACGGTGGGCGATCGGGGCTGATGTATTGCAGGGCGTAATCCATCTTTGGCCGGTAGGATAGTCCTGGCGAACAAACTTCCTTCCAGGTCTGGCGCACAACCTCGGCATCGACGTTTGCCCAATGGTACTCAAACGCTGCGCCATAGATCGCGTGCATTCGCGCGAAGCAATACTCAAATCCCGAATCGGCATCGCAAAAATCATTTGGATTCCACATTCAAAACCTCCGTTTTTGGTAACCAAAATGCTTTGGGCTTTGGAACAGACAAACCACTCGTCAATTCTGCCATCTGATCGCGGCGCTGCTCTGATGCAACTTTTTTGGGCGCCTGCTGCCGCCTGACCCAGTTGCGCCAGGTGGCTTCCCAATCGGTCTTGACGCCCTTCTGGCCAGGCTGGGCAACCCAGTAATCGCGGAACTGCTCAAATGTCTCTTGCGGGTTAAGTTCCGGCCGAGTCTGGCTGCAGAACTCAACCCATGTTTGCGGAAATTCAAAGAGGTTGTGCAGGCGCGTCCCGCGCTGCATCTCTCTCTTTTTCTTTTGGTTAGTGGTTAGTGGTTGTTGGTTAGTGGTTAGTTGAACAGCAGTCGAACACTCGTTCAACACCTGTTCAACACCTGTTGAACTACTGTTCTTGCGTCGTTCAGCAGATGCTCGACCGGCGTTGGATTTCTTGTCCAAAAACGATCGGTAAGCATCGATTTCCTGGTCGCAACGCGACTGATGCCAACCGTCATCTTTGAGCGTAAAAAAAGTTATCAACAGAAGTTCGACGTCTTCCTGGCTGGCCCCCAGCTGGAACGACAGAATCTTCGAGTTGTCCGGCAGCGGCCGCTCGCTGTCGTAGTACATCCAAAGCATTCGCAGGTAGGCCATGGTCTGGCCGTCAGTCATGCGAGCGGTGGCTTTGATAAAGTCACCAATATGGTGCTGGTAGTAGTGCATCGATTCCCCTTTCCGTCCTTCCCAAGGAAACAACGGCAGGCGGGAAGGCTCGCTTTTCGGTTGGCTCATGACTTCCAACCTAGCCGTGTCTCACATCAGTTTACCTTGAACCAGCCAGGGCGCAAGGTCATCAGCTGCCAAACCCTTGCCTGGGGTACCTGGTCGCCCCACTGGCTCACTGCTGCCCTGGTGATGCCCAACAGTTCGGCCAGGGCCTTGGCCGAGCCTGCAAGTTTGATCGCGTGGTTTTTGTCCATCCTATGATGTTAAGCGGTCTTGCTGCTGCCGTCAACCTGCCTTGCGTGTGCGCGAAAGCAACAACGAAAAAAGTTGTTAAGATGGCTTGACAAGATAGTTCAGGCGGCTTAACATTCAGTCATGCCGTAGCGCATCGCAAGCGGTCTTTCGAAGGAAGTCAAAAATGATCAAACTGATGAAACACTACGTTACCAACGGCGCCGTAAAGGCTCGGGTTTGGTACTCACGCAACCATTTAGTCGACGGTCGGGATTGCGTGACAATTTACGCCAAAGATTACGACGGCGCCCTGGGTCGCGTGTTTGCCAATCATGGCATTTACAAAAACGACACCGACACAATGACCGACTATTTTGATAAAGGGCTTGTGCGTGTTTTTGACGACAACCCACTGTGGTCCGCTGCTTGCGCCCGCGCCGCATAAGGAGAACGAAATGGCATTTACAAAAGCAATCGATATTTGGGCTTTGAACGATGATCAGGTAAAGGCTTTGCCGCCTGGTCAATGGGTAACAGCCGGCGGCAACCTTGGACGGTTCTACGGAATGAAAAAATCAGGATCGATCGTTGTTGCCTGGGCAAACAATGCTCGGAACAGCGGCAATTATTTTGAATACTGCAAAACTCTTTATGAATACGCAAGGAAATAAAAATGAACCGCGAACCCAGTGATGTTGAACTTATCATGTTGACAATTCTCGTTGCACCGTTGCTTTACTTTGTAATCTGGATGGCGTTTTTACTGTAAGGAATTTTGAAATGGATCAAGTCGCCACTTTTGTAAACCCAGAACTCGGAATTTCTGTTTTGGTTACCAAAATTTCGAAAGGTTACGCAGTAACTTTTTTGGACACTGATGCGGAAAAAATTATTGCCAAAACAATTTACCCCCCTACTATGTTTAAGGAAGCAATGTCTTCTGCGAAAGCCTGGGCAAATATCCCTTGAACGTAAAAGTTCCCATTGAGTTAGACGGTCCATATTCGCGGCCGTCTTTTGTTAAACGAATTAAATTGAGGATTTTATGGAAAATTTTGCAAAAATTGCTGGCGCGTTGGTTAAGGCTCAAAAGGCTTTCGGCCCCGCGCTAAAGTCCAGCAGCAATCCACACTTTCGCAGCAAGTACGCAGACTTGTCTGCCTGCGTCGAGGCCGTCATCGACGCTCTTAACGACAATGGCATCGCGCTCACGCAGCAAGTACACCCTTGCGACAACGGCGTGATTGTGGAGACGGTCTTCATCCACGAAAGCGGCGCCACCATGTCTTGCGGCCAGCTGCACGTCCCAGCAACTAAACAGGACGCGCAGGGTTACGGCAGCGCTTTGACCTACGCTCGTCGCTACTCGTTGATGGCTGCCTGCGGCATTGCGCCCGAGGATGACGATGGCAACGCTGCGTCACGCAAGACGCAAACCGTTGACGTGACCGATTACGTTGCTTGCATCGAGGCCACCGAAAACAGCGAGGAACTGGCCAAGGTTTACCAGGAAGCAATCAAATACTGCGGCGCTGACCAGGCCGCGCAGGCCAAAGTAATCGCAGCCAAAAAATCCCGCATTGAACGCGCAAAAAAGGAACTGAAAAAAAATGAAACTTGAAATCACCACCGCAGAAATTAGGGAAGCAATCCTTGACTACTACAACAAAAAACTAGGGACGGAATTCAACGATGTTGACTTTTGTTACAACACTCCAGTTCGCGCCTCGTTAATCAAACTTTTGCCGGAGTCAAACAATGACGAACCAAATTGAACAACGAACGGAAGATTGGTTTGCCGATCGCCTGGGCAAAGTGACGGCCAGTCGCGTCGCTGACGTTATGGCGCGTACCAAGTCGGGCTACGGTGCCAGCCGCGACGCCTATATGGCGCAGCTGGTCGTCGAGCGAATTACAGGCGAACGCGCAGATTCCTACACCAACGCAGCGATGCAATGGGGTATCGACCAGGAACCGTTCGCCAGGGCCGCATATGAGGCCGCCAGGGGCGTTTTGGTTGAGGAAGTAGGGTTTGTGCCTTGCCCGCACCTTGAAAACGCTGGCGCCTCTCCTGATGGGCTTGTAGGGTCTGACGGCCTGGTCGAGATCAAATGCCCCAACACGGCTACGCAAATCGAAATGCTGCTCGAAGAAACGATCCCTGCCAAATACCTGCTGCAAATGCAATTCCAAATGTCTTGCACGGGTCGACAGTGGTGCGATTTTGTGTCGTTCGATCCTCGGATGCCCGAAAACGCGCAGCTGTTCATCAAACGCATCGAGCGGGACAACGACAAGATCGACGAGATCGAAACCGAGATTCTCAAATTCCTGCTCGAGGTCGACGCCAAGGTTCTGCAACTCAAGTCCATTGTTCTAAAACAAATCATCGGAGAATAAAATGTCTCGAATTTCAAAAGAAATCAGCTGCATTGTTGGCCAGTACACAAACCGCGAGGGCGCCCAGAAAAACCGTTACCAGCGCATCGGCAGCATCATCGAAACCAAAAACGGACCAATGCTCAAACTGGACGTCATCCCGCTGAAAGAGGGCGGTTGGGACGGTTGGGCCTATCTCAATGATCCACGCGATGACCAGGCGCAGCCAAAAGCAACGCCCCGGCATTTTGTCCATGATGATGACGTTCCCGATTTTTGATCATGCTCGAGCAACTTAAAACCGATTGGCGCGCCACGATTGAGGGCCGTGGCGGCCATTGCCCGTGTTGCGGCAAGTGGGGGCGCATCAACCCTGCGACGATGAACGAAACCCGCGCCATGGCCCTGCTATGGCTCTCCCGCGCCCATTGCGACGCAAACGGATGGGTGGACGTTCCCAAGGCTGCCCCTCGATGGTTAATGCGCGGCAAAACCCACACAACGCTGCAGCATTGGGCGTTGGTGGAAAGCGGAGCATCAAACGACACCGCCAAAAGCGGCAGCGGTTTGTGGCGTGTCACGGCAAAGGGTTTGCACTTTCTCTGTGGCACGATCAATGTCCCGCGCAAAGCGTTTATCTACAACAACATGGTTGAAGGATGGTCCGAGGAAACCACGTCGTTTAGGGATTGCTTTGGTCGCAAGTTTGACTACACTGAGGTAATGCAAGACAACTTCAACCTCAATGTACTCAAGATTAAATGACTGCCCACCCTGCCGTTCCGATTGTCTCCAGGGACGGCTTTGCCCCAGGCGCGCTACCTTTTCGTGGCTGCGCTTGTGGGCTTTTTTCCTTAAGGCAGTTCGAAATGCGGTGCGTCGATAAACGGCCGCTGGTTTTGTTTGCGCCTGGTGTCGATGTAATGGTTCATCGCTGCTTCCATTGATCCAGACCATTTGGTGATGTCTGGAACGTTCCAGGCGCCGCCCCAACGCACTGCAACCTTTAGTTCCTCAGCAGCTGCGCGCATTGCCTGGGCAACGTCGTCATACAAATTCAGTTCCCAACAGGCTCGATTGTCGACGTAGGCTACCAGGTCCACCGCTTTGCCCAAGACGTGTTTGCCGCCGGTCTTTACCTGGCTGGCGCCGCTTGCAAATAGACGATCTTGTTCTGCCTGCGTGCGCAGTCCGCAAGTAACCCCAAAGTCAACGGTGCTGATCTGAATTGCGCGCTTAACAACGGCAATCAGATTTTCATCAACGCCTTGAAGTTTGGCTACCGATCGCTCAGACAGCGCAAATGTCATTTGTCTGGCGTCAATGCACCAATCAAACCAGCAACTCCGAGGCCGGCCGCAATGATTGCGTCAGCAACGCCAGGCGCTAACGGAATTCCCAACGCGGTCAACAACAACGTCAAACCGCGCCAGGTCGAAGGCTCTCTCAGTCGTTCAAGCAGATACGATTTCATAAATCCTCACTTGTGCCAAAAGTTTGCAAAATAACCCACTGCGCTCGAGGCCGCCGACACGATCGCCATACCAGCCCAAAATCCACCCCGGCCCTGGTTGGCCAGGCCGACCAGCGTCTCCAGCTGGCCTTCCATCTTGTCGATTTTCTTTTCCATCACGTCAAACCGACGTTCGTACTCCTCGACGCGCTGCCAAAGAACGCCGTATTTTACCAAGTCGATTTCAGGGTTTGCCATTTCATTCTGTTCCTAATGTCGGTTCAGTGCGCTGCGCTTCCGCAGCTGATGCTGCCACTGGTTTCTTTTTGCGGCCTACTTTCGCCATGTCGCTAATTTTAGATCCGGCGCCAGGTTCTAGGGATTCTCTTGCAAACTTACGTTCACGCGCTTGACCAATCAAACGCCTAGCTTCGCTGCCGGCAGGGTAGCCGATTGTTTTTAGACCAACCACATTCGCGGCGGTTTCAAGGCCGCCTGCTCCTTTTTCTGCCAGGTAACCAACCAGCGTATTGCTGTTGTTAACAAACGATCCTCGAGGCTGGAATTGAGTGTAGTTTGCAACGTTGCCCAAAGTGCGCAGGTAAGTCTGGCCTTCTGGGGTAAAAATTTGTTGCAAATTATTTACGTCATCCAGTTTCTTTAATGCTTTGTTGTAGTTTGCTTGGCTAAAATTCCCTCTGCCTTCGACAATTCCGGCCCTATCACCTAACCAGTTAATGGTGCCAGCAGCCATATGCTGGTGACCTTCTGAACCGGACCCAAGCGTGTCGACCATAGTTCGAACGTTTTTGTTGTGTCCGTTAATAACAAATTTTTCTAAAAATTTGTCGGCCGGAATTGTATCGTTGACTGCGGCTCGATATGCTGGATCTTTACGCAATGCATCGAATCTTTCTTTTGCTAATGATCGCGCAGTATCGGCCAACGGTTTTAATGCAGCCGTTTCGCCAGTCATTGGCAAATCTTCCAACGCTTGTCGTACCAAACTTGATGAGATTGCTGCGTTACCGTCACCGCTACGTTCCGCTTTGCGAATTTCTGCAGCCAGGTTTGTTCGCATTGCCTCAAACTGTTCAAACGTCATCGGTTCGCCAGATCGAAATCGGTCTAATTGTGATCGAATGCTTGCCGGCAAAAATTCGGTTTTTAATTTTTTGTGCAACAAAGCATCAGCATTTTGTGCAAGTGTTGCGCCGTCAACTGGAAATTGGCCGCCATTTGCATTTTCTAAAGCCTTGTAAGCATCTCGAATTTGAGTATTTCGTGCCTCATCAAGTTTTAAGTACGAATCAATTATTGACTGACTAGAATCAATGGTTTTTGGAGAATAAACGTCAGGCGCAACCCTTTCACGAATTGCTGGAACATTATCAACCAACGCTTGATTTTGTTCTTGTATACGATAAGCAATTTCTGGGTTGCTGCCTCGTAGATTTTGTTCTCTTGAAAGTTGCACTAAATCGCCAGTGGCTTGTCCTTGCAGCAATCGGACGGGAACCGGCAACGAATCCCCTTCAAGGTGGCGCAGGACCGTCGGCGTGTTTACTTTGTCCAACGGCATCGATCCGTACAACTGCTGGAATTCAGGCGTCGCGTTTTCCAATGCTGCGCGAATCATCGTCGGATTCGAAGTTGCGGCCGCGCCAACACTGCCTCGAGTTGGTTGTGCATAGGGCGCCAGCTGCTGCGCCTCGGCTGCGGGCGGTGCAAACGTCGGTGCAGGCGGCCGCGTAGGCTTTACCGTGCCAGGCGCAACTGCCTCGACAACGCCACCTACTGCTCGCTGGATAGGCTCCGGCGTCAGGTATTTGACTGCTTCGCCGGCGTAACCTGCTTCGCGGCCGATCGCTTGGCCAACTTTAGATTTTGCAACCCCTTTGACTGCGCCAGGCACAAGAAATGTTGCCTGGTTAATCATGTTCTCGACGTCTGCTTTTGGCAGCGTGATGCCCATGCTGATCAGGCCGTGCTGGATTGCATCGATGCCCTCGTTGATATGCGTGCCGACGTATTCCATGGCTCGCCGGCTTGCCTCGCCTTGGTACTCTGGCGTTTTGGTAATGCCCAAAGCAGTGCCAAGAATGTCTTTAGGGCTGGTTGTCTCGGCCTTGGCCTTGGCTGCTGCCGCTTCTGCCGGCATCTGCTGGCCATAGTACGCCCTGGCCAACGGATAGGCTGCTACGTCCAAACCCCCGGTCACCGCATTGAGTCCAGTATCGATTAGGCTGGCCGCCGATCGGCCGGTGCCGCGCAAAAATTCGCTGACCTTGCTGGCCACCTTGCCGCCAGTGGTTGGTGGCGGTGGCGCCGTCATAGCGGTCTGCACTGCGGCATCGAGGTTCGACAAATCCATGCCGCCCATGGCTGGCTCAGGCGCGGCCGAAGCAGCTGCCGGTCTCGTGGTTGGCGCTGCCGGCTGTCGACCATAAACAACTTGCGGCCCATTTTCAAACTGCGTAATGCCCGCGCTGATCTGGTGGCGCACGAGCGGATTCGATAAATCAATTTTGTCCGTTGGACTTAGGCCGGTTACTTTTGCAACATGGGCGATGTAGTTGCGAGTCGCTTCGGGACTATTGCCTGGTGCGTTGCCTGGCGACCAAGTGTTGATGACGCCTTCGATTGTGTCGATGCCGCGCTTGCCGTATCCCGCCAAGTTGCGATCGAGCGCCTGTAAACCTTCCTCCATCGACTGGTATTGGGCCATCTTGCCGCCAGGCATGAGCGCGCCTGGATTGTTGGCTCGCATTGGTGCCGGCATCTGCTGCCGCGCTGCAGGCGCAGCTGCAGGCGCTCGACCAGGTTGCTCTGGCTTGCGACCAAACGCCTCGTCGACGGCTTTATCTAGGGCTTCTAATTCCATGATTATCGTCCTTCGACCAAGCGTTTCACATCTTCAAGTTTGCGCTTGAGCGTTTGGTAACCCGGCGAATTCGGCCCGCCAACTTGGGTAACCACCTCCCTGATTGCTTCCTTGTCGTTGTTCCGCAACCCATCGTATAAACGCATGGCGTCGATTCCTTGCGGTCCTAACGTTTGGATCCAACGCTGCTGAAATTCTGTCGACGAAAATGGGTTCCTGGTGCGCTGAAATGAATTTTCGATGCCCTGGTTAAACAATTCGGTCGACGTTGCCAAGGCACGGTTGACTCGAGCAGTTGCTTTGATTGCTTGGGGCGTCCACTCGGTTGTTCCCGCCATTTGTCCGGCAATGCTTCGGGCTGCGTCTGTGCCGCCCAAACCCGACGAACCAGCCAGCTGCGCGGTCTGCAACGACATATAATGACCCAACTGATTTAGGTTGGTGGCGTTGTCGCTTGTGAACGGCAAAGCAGCGTATCCACCAGTCAACGCGCCAAGAAAATTAGCGCCTCGGCCAGTCAACGTTTCATCTGCCAGTTTGATAATTTGATTGTTATTAAACTGCTGCATCGGCACGGTCGCAGCATTCTGCCGAGTTGCATTCCGAAGTTGTTGCGCTGCGTCGAACGTTGCTTGCGATTCCCCACCGAGTCGCATCGGTGCGTTGGGCAACGGAGCATTTGCCTGCGGCGCCATTGGAACATTCGGCTGCGGTGCCATTGGAGCAGTTGGCGCAGGCGGTTGCTGGTACAAATCCGGCCTTGGTTCCGCTTGGCTTGTCCCAGGAATTACATTAGGCAGCGGCGTCATCGTTACTTGTTGAGGGCCTACTGGCAACGTTTGAGTGCCACCCATGCGCGGAGGATAGGTCATTGTCCCGGTCGGCTGCGGCGCTGCCATGCCGCCCTGCATCGATACACCTTGCCCGCCTGGCATTTGTGCTGTTGATACGCCCGCTGGTATTGTCACCTGGCCGACAATTCGTCCGGTTGAATCCTTTACGTTTGCAATCGGATTGCCCGCCAGATCGGTGGCTCCGGTTGCTTCCATCATTGAACCTGGCGGCAATTCTGCACGCGCCAACGCTCCACCAACAGTTTGAGTGGGCGCCATGCCGCCAACGCTCGGTTGTGTAACGGTTGGCAAAATTTGCGCGCCGGTGCTAAGTGTTCCAGGCTGCGGTCCAAACTTGCTTTCTTGTTCACTGACCGGCAGCAATGTCTGTGCGCCCGTGATAGCCAGCTGCGACCAGTTAGTGTCTGGCGGCATGGTTTTCCATATTTTTTTGTAAGCATCTGACAATTTACTTAAATCTTTATTGTCAGGATTGCTCGCAACCAAATCATCGAGGGCATTAAAATAACTGGTTCGGTCATTGATTCCTGCTTTTCCAAGGATGTTGAACACTTGGCCGACCATGCCGCGCTGCGATGCGGTCAAACCTTGCTTCGCAGCCAACGCCTGCGTTTGCGCGGTGGACAAATCAGAAACGTTTCGCAGAACCTCGCGGCCGGTCATGGGCGCCAGGGCCGGTACCTTCGCGTTGATTTTCTCCATGTCAATGCGACCTTCCGTCTGGAAGTTGTCGGGATTGCTAAAGAAATCCTGCAGGGCCACCCGTTCCTGGTTGGCTTGGTTTTCCTTCTGATAGGCGATTCCAGTGCGGCCAATGTTGATCAGGTCGGCCGCCTTGAATTCGACCGGCTTAATCTGTTGCGAAGGAAACGAAGTAAAAAACTCTGCCATGTCGTCACCTTATCCTAGTGATTTGGCCAGCATCGCAGCTTGCAGGAAGTTGTTACCGATGTTGGCGTAAGCGTTCGCCTGGCCAACCTGGCCGGCGCCATAGGCCGTCGCGCTGCCGATGCCTAGCTGGCCCGCTGCGTTGGCGAAGTTTGTGCCGGCTGCGTTTGTTGCGCTCTGGCCCGCCTGGCCAATCCCAGCGATGCCCGCCAAACGGTTGTAAATGTCACCTTGCTGCGCTCGATAGTTAGTTAGCGCGTCCTGGTAAGCGTTTTTGGCGTAGTTCTCGGCAAACGTAATGCCCGACTTCAACACGTTCGAGCCGCCGCCGCCGACGTTCGCCGTTTGCCGCGCAGCGCCCAAGCCCTGGTTCAGCATGAACTCATAATTGGGCGCCAGGTTGGCGTTCAGATCGGCATTCGTGAACATTCGCGTCAGCTGCCCGCTGCCGGTTCCCATTGTGGTCGGATTGCCAGCTGCGTCGTACTGCTGATATTGACCAGGCAGCATCGACTGCAGCGTGTTTAACGCCCCGTAGCCCGCGCCTCGATAGGGCGCCTGCTGCTGGTTGATGGTCTGAAAAATGTCACGCTGCAGGCCGGTCGCTTCATTTGCAGCGTTCATTTGTGCGTTGGCTGCAGTCTTGGCGGCTTGCCCTTGAGAATAAGAACCGCCAACCATTCCACCAATGCCGGCGCCAATCGCCGCGCCAGTCAACGTGCCAGCAACCCCATAACCAAGTCCTGCGCCAATTGCTGCTGCTACAAACGTCATGTCGTTTCTCCCAATTTTTTCAGATCTGCAACGATCGACTTGAGTCGGTTGCCAGAATCAAACAACGCTGCGGCATCTGGCTCGACCAGATCAACCTCGATCTTATCCAGGTCGGTTTCATCCGTCTTGTGTATCGTGATGCCAATCGAGTCTTGCGTGGCCAGCGTCACGCGCTTGGTGCCAGGCTGGCATTCCACCACGTCGCCGGCTTGCAGCTTTCGCATTCCGGTTTCGGTCCAGGCGATTATCTCTCCCTTGGCGCACAAAAAAAAGTGCGGCTTTTTGTGAATTTTGCCAACGATCAACGTGCCGGCCGGCCGGTACACCCGACGACAGTACATTCCAGGGCTGAAAAAATGGTCGGTTTCGAGTTCAATCTGCGGCATTCTGACCATCTCGGCCTGCAGCCGTTCGATTTGCTCCTTGGTCGGAACGTTTGCGATAACGTCAAGTTCGTTCAAAAGTTGCCCCCGCCGATGCCAGTCAGCGCTGTTAGCAGCGTAAACGTGCCAACTGCCGGTGTCACGTTGCCGATCACTGTGTTGTTGATCTGGCCGCCATTGATAATTGAGTAATTGATCGTTGTTGAAATAACGTTCGGATTTTGCAGCCAGATAATCCATTCCCGCGCTGGTCGCCCTGTTTGCGGGTCCAAAAACTCCGACTGCGGAAATCGGATGTTTGTAAAATTTTGCGTGTTGGGCGCGACCATCAGTTGTCACCTACTGACGCCTTTAGGTTTGCCGACACAATGACTGCTTTTACCGGATCGGTAATTGCAACCTCAAAAATTCGATCTCTAGACCAACCTAGCCGGCGCCACATTGCGCGGTTTTGGTAGCGGCCAATACGGCCAATGCTGACCCAATGCTCGTTCGACCAAGTGGAACCGCCATCGTTTGACCAACGCAGCATTGCCTGCGGGTCGTTGCCTTGGCCAGTCGACAGGCCAACGCCAGGCTGGAATTGGATCTGGAATTCTTCGAAAAACTGTCGCTGCAAGTCACTGGTCAAATGAATTGCTCGCCGCAGCCGACGGATTTTGGCACCGTTGTCGGTGTACACCGTGTTATCTAACGCATAAATTTTGCCGTTTTCGTAGTCGCCGACAAGGTTGTAGCCGGCAAAAAAAGCAGCGCAATTTGATCGATGCCGGTAGTAGCCGGTCAAGTCGTCCCAAGATAACCACTTGTGCCATAGGCCAGTGGCCAGGTCAAACACCCAAGTCAGATCAATTTGAGGAAACGTCACCACATAAAACTCGTGGCCCTCAATCTGATAAGTGTATGCAACTGCGTCCGATACGTCGACGCCGACCAGGCTTTGCTCAACGGCGTGCGTTGACAATCTCTTGAACTGGTAGCCATTGATTGCGCCAATGATCGACTGGCCTCGAGTGTCGCGGCTTACAAACATAAACGATTCGCCGAATCGCGCCACGGAATACGCTGCCGCGCACCCGTGTTGCATCGTGGTGCCTGATACTCGTTGAAACGGAAACCCCGTGATGCCCTCAATTGTGTTGCCGACGTCAACCCAAACTTCAGTGGTAACTTCGCCGAGCAAATACACCTGGCGATGGTCAACGATCAACGTAATTAAAGTGTCTGGCGACCCGTCTTTTGACCCATAGTTTCCTGTCGTCGAGACAGCCAAGCCCAAGTCAGTCACAGCCCAGTTCTGCGTTCCTGGCTCGTTGTAGGCAATATAGTTATCGACCGTATCGCAGGCCGTGGCACCAGCCCATAATCCATCACCTAAGGGCAGTTGGACAAACGCTGATGTGCCGGCAATCCAAATGTAACGATTCACGCCGTCGACAATGTACGCCGTCAATCCGTTGTTGGTTGTTACGTTGTCAGTAATTGCGACCGGACCCGTGGTTGTGGTCAATAAGCCAACTTGCGTCGCAACAAATGAGGTTGTGATCGAATAGACTCGGTTGCCAACCACTGCAATTAGGTATTGGCTGCCTGACAAAGCGCGCATCCCGCGCACTGGCGCCTGCCACAGTGCAAGTTTTTCGACCAGCCCTGGGGTAGGGTATAGCGCAACGATGCCGCGCTCGCCTGGTGACTTTGTAGGGTCTGTCTCAGGGTAGAAATTGATGCACTCTTGGGCATCCTGATATATCGAGGGCGCCTCATAGGACGCGCCGACAAACCCAAAGTCAGGCATTAGCAGAACCCTCCGTCCATGATCCAGCCGGCGTCTTTGCTCTTGCCCCAAAGCAGCTGATCAGGGTAACGCGCCACCTGCGGCGGCCGCATATTCGTGCGCTTGATTGTCGACTTGCCCTGCGCTGCCAGCGCCTCGATCTTGGCCGCCATAAGCTGGTTGGTCTTGCCAAACATGGGCATAAGGCGCTCGGCCAGGCAGAACCGCAAAGCGTTGACGTAGCCAGGCGGGAATTGAATCTCGTCGGTCAGGTTGGCGTACGCTTGGAATTGCGTGTAGGCAAACAAGTGCATCTCGCCCTGGGCAGGATTCGGCCAAACGTAAATCGTGCCGAGCAGTTCCGAGGGCTGGTAATACACTGCTTTCGGCCAGGGACCGTTCAAAGCCTTTAGGCCGATCATTTCGTACTGCTCGAGCGCAAACACCGTGACCGGGTAATCGAGGCCGCCACCGTAGATTGGAACACCGTTGCTGGTCGTTGTGACGCGCACAAACGCCGATTCGATTGTCAGTGGCCGCTGGTAGTAACCGTTGATCGTCGTGCTGGCCACCGTCTGCGACTTGTTGACCAGGTAGGTCCCGCCCTCGTTGACGTTGCCGCCGGCGCCCGTTTCAAATGCAACGATTTTCGTGCCAGGCGTTACGCCGGTGCCAGTCAGCGTTTGGCCGATCGTGATCGCGCCTTTGGTGACCGAGTTCGCTACAACAGTCAAAACCGTGCCAGCGATTGATCCCGTAAACGTCGATCCAACCTGGCCGCCAGGGCCGATCGTGTACTGGATCTGGTTTTGAACGACAGGAAAAATGATTTCGGTTTTGTAGAAAACCATCATGTTCTCGTTAGACCATTGATCCAACATATCGTTCATCATGTCGAACCCGTCTTGAGCCTCGTCCGCTGTTGGCACTTCGCCAGCGGCCAAAGCGCCAATGTCTTTCATGGCGCGAGTAATAATGTCAAACGGGGTTGTCATTTTTAGCAATCCACGGCGTCTTTGAACGCATCGATGGTTTTCAGATAAACGTAGGCTTGCGCGTCCCACCGCTCATCGTTGACCGGCACAAATTTGTATTCGTACTGTTCCATGCACGGATACAACTGTGCAATTTCTTGGTTTGGAAACACATCAACATAAATTGTTAAGCCATTTTTGTTTCCAACGATGTTGCCAACGCGCCAGTATGACGAAGGCAAATCAATGCCGGTTTTTGTTTTATATGCTTTTTTGAGGGCCATTTTTGTTTCCTTTCAATACCACAAGTATTCAAAACTTTGAACAAGAGTTGACGAACTGCCAGAAGCCATTGCTAGTTGAATGTCATTACCAGATCGCGTGTAAGTTCTTGCTGGCGGTGAACCATATAAAGTTGTGCTGCTAAGAACAACGGGCGCTTTGTTGTATCCAGTTATAACCATGTCCATGTAACCCATACTTCCGTCATCACCGGCTACCAATAGCATGACCGGATTATTTGGGCTTGCGTTGAAAGAAGTCCAAATTGTTGTTGCGGAAGTTCCAACAATTGATTTTAATAAGCCCCGATACGTTCCTTTTGCGGCCGTAAGCGAATTGATTGAGTTAAAATCACCGGCGCTGTTGACTGACATTTTTCGGCTGCCGCCAGTTTGGAACCAAAAATCACCGTTTGGATGGTTGACGCCAGTTGTCCAAGTTGCTACGCCACCATCTTCATATTCCATATAAACTGATGCGGAATCACGATATAACTTAAATGGATCAGACCTTCCCGCGTTGATAAGAATCTTGTTCACCATGTTGTCGACGATCGTGGTGTTGCACGAATTGCCGAACATGGCGCAATTCGCACCAGTTGAACCATTGATGATGCCGTTGGTATTGTTGTTTGCGGTGTTTCCAGTAAATACTGAATCAGCAACGATCCCTTGGGTTAGCAAACCATAAGGATAATCACGAACATTATTTCCAATTACGGAAGCATCAATGATTGCACCGCCAGCGCCATTGTGAATCAAACGAATAGCGCACGCGCCTGGATCGCCAGAAGAATCCCAATTCTGCACAGTGTTTCCAATGATGCGTGGAGCATACATTACTTCGTTGTTATTATTTTCAATTCGAATTGCATCGCCGGGAACATACAACAACGTGTTGTTTTCAATAATTGTGTTTCGGTTTGAACCGCCTCCTTGTTTACATAAGATCCCGTATCCCAACGAACCAATAATTAGGTTGTTTCTGACCATGCAATAGTTGTTGTCGAACTCGATATAAACAACAATGTAGCCGTATGGATAAACCGTGCCGGCTTTATTGTTGTTATACAACAAACTATCTTCAAGGATCAGGTAGTTTCCAGCGTTGTAGAACGAAACCGCTTCAAAAAAAGAATTGCAAATTACACAGTTGCGAATCGTCGTGTGCGATACTGCCTCCAGACGAATGTTGATCTGATAAGCATCATCGGCACCTTTGGCTGCAATCACCATCGTTTTTCCAGACTCCTGCCCGGTAATGGTGTCGCCAATATTGAAAGTTCCGGTAATGGTTTTGGGTTCAAGCGAAACGCCCGAGTTTGTAAATGTGCCGCTTGCAATGGCGCTGCCGCCACTACTGCTGAGGATAATTTCGCCACTCAAAAATGTGCCAGACAATGTTCCGGTTAACAACATATTGCCTTCCTGGCGAAGGTTTTTGTTGCCGTTGAATGTCAGATTTTCGACCAAACAATTTGTGGCAGCATAACCTGAAAAACCCCCGTTAATAAGCGCTTCGCGTTCAGTGTAGTACGATACAAAATCCGGCTTGGTTAAACGATTGATTGTGCCACCGGCTGCACGAGCCAATGGATAATATGGATAAAGGGGATAACCCCAACCTAAAATATTGTCGATACTATCAGGGTGCGCCAAAAGAATGGATGCGTCACGATCTTCGCCCAAATAATGGATGTTGGACAGCATACTAATCGCGTATTTAACTGCATAAGTTCCGGCTGGAAAATACACAATACCGCCACCAGCATCATGCACAGCTTGGACGGCATTTTCGATGGCTTGCCAATCATCGGTCGTGCCATCACCAGTTGCGCCAAAATCTTTTACGCTAACCCATTCGGTTAATTTGTCGTGAACAGTACGTCCAATCGCGTTTGGCAACAATGTGCCGTTTCGCGCTTGTTTGAAACCAACCAGCGCATCGCCTTTGGCAATATTAGTTGTGTTTGCCAAATCATTAAAGACTAATGCTGCGTTGAAACTGTTAATGCCAATCAGGTTGTCGTAAGTTCCAAGCAAACTACCATCACTTGTTTTTAAGACAAATTTGTAGGAAATTCCATCGGTAATCCAAATTTCACCAGTCGGAACACGTCCAGCAGAATCCAAAACTATAGGATTTGAATGTGCAATGTTGCCAGCCGAGGTAGTGTAAGTTGCTGTTAGCGTTGTGGTTCCAGCCAAGTAGGTATAGATTAAACCACCAGTCAGCGGAACGCCATCATTGTTAAATAGTTGCGCCGCTGCGCCAAGAGCTGGTGCAAGATTGACACTCATTTTTTATCCTTTACATGGCTGAAATGATAAATGCAAGCAATTCTTCATACCTGATACCGCGCAATGTTTTTTGCACACCGCCTTCGACGGAATCGGGGTAAGTTTTTCTCACATTGACCATTCGTGTTTTTTTAATTTCCTGGCCGGTGGTAGCGTCAAATTCACCATCAAAGTAAATTTGTTCTTCGTCTTCCATGCGTTCCCACCAGGTATCGCTGCAAAACAATCCGTATTCGCTGGCGTTCAATCCATGCGCCTGGAATGTTTGTTCAATCTCTTGGGCAATCACGCCAAAGTGAATGCGGGCGCCATCACCTTTTTTCTGAACCGCCTCATTAAATTTGAATGCCTTAACTTTGGATTTGAGTTCCAAAGCAACGGTTTTTTCGATGTTTGACAAGTCCCGAATTTGCTGTTTTTCATTGGCGTCCGACGTATTAATCGTGCCGTTTCCGGCATAAACAGTTGACCAACGATTTGATGCTTTACCCAATGTTCTTGCATTGTCAGCACTAGGATAAAAACCTGAAGTTGACATTTGGTATTGAAGCGTTCCGCTGCTAATATAAAAATCAACAGAGGAATCTTCATTGCATCGGATCATTTCGCTGCCATAAGCCGTCAACGACAAAGAACCGCCGCCTGGACAATAAATTCTACCGCTGGCTGAGTTTACTGAATTGTTAAAATAGTGAATTGCGCCTGAAGCGTTGGCCATATAACTATTCGCAACAACTGTTGTTCCAGTAATTGCTGCTGCAGTTGTTTGGCCAACGGTCACGCCGTTGATGGCGCTTGACCAGGTAGGGGCGCTGCTTCCGGCCGATTGCAATAATTGACCGGATGTTCCGGCAGCGGTGTAAGCATGGGCCGTTCCTGTTCCATAACCAACGCCACCTGATGTTGGCGTGTCTGTGCTGTTTGTGCCGCCGTTGGCGATTGGCAATGTGCCGCTGACGTGCGTGGTCAAACCCACTTTGCCCCAGGACGGCGCGACGTTAATTCCTCCTGAAATGAGAGCGTTGCCTGTTGCCACGTCGGCCAACTTGGCCAGCGTGCTGGTGGTATCGGCATATAACAAGTCGCCCACTGCGTAACTGGTAATTCCCGTGCCGCCAGCGTTTGCCGGCCGCACTTTCCAGCCAATCACCTGGATAGCGTTTGCGTTGTCTTTGTAAAACAGCTTGCCGTCGGTGATGTTGATGGCAAGTTCAGATCCTAGAGTGCTGTTGGTCAAGTTGCCAACAGCGGGCGCATTGCTTGCGGTGCTGCTACTGTATAACAGAATTGGGGTAAAGCCAGTCTGTGCCATGTCTTAAATCTCCGGCGTAAACACCTGGGGCAGCCAGGGCATGACAACCTTGTTATTAGCACGCTCGGTCAGCGCCTGCAGCTGCTCCTCGAGGCGCCCCGTAATTTTGTGCGTTGAATCAATTCGCGTCGTGCCGTCCGGCAGCAAATAATTTGTCGGCTCGGACGCCTCGGCATCGATCCAGCTGATGACATTTTCCTCGGTTACGTCCACAAACGGAATAATCAGCACTGGTTCCTTGAAATGCCACCAACCTTCCGTCGAAACCTCGGTTTTGTCGGTTTTGACCGTTACCAGGTATTTCGCCTGGGTAATCAAACCATTGGTTGCTTCAATGTCCAGAATTCGCCACGCAAAATTCATCAGAAATTACCTCCACCTGTTCCACCTGTGACGGTCAGAACGCCGGTCGATGGGTTGAATTTGAGTTTAGTGCTGCTGACCTTAGCCGGCAAATTGCCCGTGTTGGCCGTTACCCAAGTCGGATACATCTCTGCCGCAGTTGCAACGTCTTCAGTAATTGCTATGTTGGTAGCATTTGCGGCCGTGCCCGTGGTGTTTTGATTTAACGTTGGAAAATCCGCCGCAACTGCAATCGACAAAACGCCAGTCGTAGTCGTGTTTTTTACAATTCCCGTACCCAACGCGCCAAGGAATTGAGCGCCTGACAACCCTGCGTCGGTTGTACCTTGAACAATAAATTTATTGCTAAACGCAACGTTTGCGCTGCCGTCGACGCTGTTGCCCGCCAATGTCCTGGCGGTCGTCCACTTGCCTGCACTGGTTGCCGTGGCTGCGTTGCCACCGATCGAAAGGCTCGAGGCCGTGCCTGTAAGGCTCGTTCCTGCCCCACTGAATACCGTGGCAGATAACGTGCCGGTGCTTGGCACAAACGACAATTTTGTCGACGAAACCGTAACCGGATTATTGCCACTCGAGTTGGCCAGGATTGTGGGATACCACGTTGCAGTTGACGACGTGTTATCGGTGGTTGCCACATTCGTGGCATTGGTCGCCGTGGTCGCCGTCGTGGCGCTGCCGGCGCTGCCGTCAATGTTGACGCCGGTCAGCGACTGACTCGCGCTCGAGCGGTTCAGCGCGATCGCCGTGGTGCCGATGTAAACCGTCGAGTTGCCCAAAACGCCCGAGGGAATCGTGCCGGACAGCTGGCCCGCAGGCAGGCTCGTCAGGTTTGCGCCCGATCCACTAAACCCGGTCGCGGTCAGTATCCCGGTCGACGGGTTAAATTGATACTTGGTCGATGCAACGTAGTTGGTTGTTAGGTTGCCCGTCGTTTGATTGGCAAATAGCGGGTACCTGGTTGCGTTGGTCGTCGTGTCGTCTGTGACCGTAGCGTAAGCAACTGGCGTTACCCAGGACGGCGCGCTCGTGCCGTTTGACTGCAGCACCTTGCCCGAATCGCCAGCGCTGGACGCGAGAAATGCCGTTGTGCCTGATGCCGATTGGTACGGAATGCTCGCGGCCGCGCCGCCTGCCAGGTTGGTCGCAGTGCCGGTAATATTGATTGCCGCCGTGCCAGTCAAGTTTGTAACAACGCCGCTTGATGGCGTTCCCAAAGCCCCGCCATTGACCACAAAAGCGCCCGCGCTGCCCGTATTCACGCCCAAGGCTGTTACCACCCCGGTGCCGGTTGTAATCGTGCTAGGCGCCGCGCCAGCCCCGCCGCCAACCATCAAAGCATTGGCCGCCAAAACCGCTGACGATGCCCAGGTCGTGGCGCTCGAAAAATAAGGAATGCCGCCGCTTGTCCCCGCGATCGTCAGCGCTAACGTTCCCGACGATGTAATTGGAGAACCACCAACCGAAATGATGCCGCCGGTGAATGTTTGAGAAACCGATGTAACGGTTCCCACCGTGGGCGTTGCCCAGGAAGGAACGCCAGCTGCCAAAGTAAGAACCTGGCCATTTGATCCAGGCGCCAAAAATGTCGTGGTATCGGCTGCGCTTTGGTAAGGAACCGAACCCGTCGCGCCATTAGCCAAGTTGGTGGCTTTTGTGGCCGTGCCAGCGTTGCCCGTTATCGATCCCGAAATCGGATTCGTAACCGTTAAATTGGCCAGCGTTCCCAGGCCAGTAATCCCACCATACGAACCGGACAACCTGGCGCTGTCGATTGTGCCGCTGGTGATTTGCGTTGCGCCAATCGCAATGCTGACGTTGGCCGCAGCGGTCAGCTGGCCTTGAGCGTTGACGGTAAACGTTGCAACCTGCGATCCAGAACCGTAGGACGTTGCGGTTACCGTCGTGTTTGTGATGCTAAACGAGTTGCCCGTCAGCGTTAATCCGGTGCCTGCGGTGTATGTTCCGACGCCGCTAAACTGCGACCAAGGCATATTGGTAACCCCGATCGTGCCGACTCGAGCAGCAGTCGTCACCCAGCCGGTCGAGGCCAGCGTTGCGCCGTCTTCGATGAACGTAAACGCGCCTGGCACCTCGGACCAAACATTCATGTCGCTGCTGCGGCTCCAGCTGCTGCCGCTGGCAACGTAAATGCCGTTTTGTGCCTGGTTGGTCTGCGATTTGACCAGGATGCGATCGCCGGCGGTGAGCGTTGACGTCCAGTCGCCGTTCGTCTGCACCGCCAGGCCAGATAACGTGATGTTGCCCGTCGTCGCATAAACGCAAGACGCCTTGACGTCCAGCCCCTGAGCGACCGAATCGACGTAGGCTTTGTTGGCAATGTCCGTGTTTGCCGTCGGGCTTGTGGCCACCTGGCCGGTGGTTGCGTAAATGTTGGTGAAGTTGCCCGCAGCCGGTACGGTGCCGCCGATCACCGACGAATTGATCGTGCTGTTGGTGATCGTTACCCCATCGAGATTGGGGTTGGTCGGTGGCAAAAACGGCGTGCCGGCCGGTCCAATAAAGGTAATCAGCCCAAAAGTTGGCTCCGGCTCAAAGATCCCTTGAACCGGAACGATGTTCGTCGTTTGAGTAACAGCGGTGCTGTTGGACACGTCGTCCCCTAGTCAGCTTGAACCGGCGTAATGTAAAGCGTGTTTGTGCCGCTGCTGATCGCCTTGAGATAAAACGGTCCTTTCGGGGCCGCAATCACTAACGGATAATTCATTGCGCCAGGCAAAACAAACGCCCCTGAATTTCCTGTACTAGCGATCGTTGGAGTGATCAGATTGGCCGATGCTGGCGCCATCGTCACGGCCGCTTTGTCGGTCCCGGTGTTGAGCAAACAAACGTAATTTGTCTGATCGTTCGTTGTTGGCGTGATCAGCAGCGCCGACGATGCTGAGGTGGTCAGATCGAGGGCATAGGTTGGCCCGCTTGGTCTGATTGCTTCAAGGTTGACCATGATGCTCCTTTACGTTTTGCGAATTATAGGTTCCAAATGCGAAAAAGGGCAGCCCTTGTGAGGCCGCCCCTTTCCTTTCCGATCTTTCCTGCTTAGGGCAGGAAGGTCAGATCGTAGCCGTAAATAAACACGTCTGCGGTAGCAGCTGCGCCCTGCGCCGTGGTGCAACGAATGTACAACGGCGTGCCGCTGATCGCATCCGTGCTGGTGGCAGCAGTCACAACAACCTTGCTTGTCGCACTGTTGCCAGTCAAAGCATAGGCCGACTTGACGGCTGTGCCAGTCGCGCCAGGGCCGGTGTAAACGGCCAGCTGCGCGGTGGTAAGGTTGATCGAAGCGTTAGCCACGATGATGCTCTGAACGCTAACGCTACCTGCGACCAGGATGTTCGCAACGGTATCGGCAACGCTGTTGAGGTTCACCCCCTGGGCCGACGCAATCAGGCGCAGTGCCTGGTTGGTCGCCAGATTAGTTGGGTGCGTGGTGGTAGTCGAGGCTGGTCCGGGATTCGCCATGATTTAGATCCTTTCGGTTTAATGGTTAGGCTGCAACGCGGCAGGACAACTCTGAATAGAGCGGCGCCCATCCGTACAGAACATCCAAGCGGGTCGGGATAGAATCGTTATTGATTGTATATTGACGGACCACTCGAATCGACAGGCCCAGATCCTTGTCGCTTGCGCGGCCAGCAAAGTGGACCCCATCAGGCAACTCGAGATCAGCCGTTGCCAGCGTGAACGCATTGCGGTGCATGATGATGTTCTGCGGGCTAACGGTGCCGGTATTGTTGAACGGCGTCACGGCAGCGGTCGCGCTGGTGCTGGTCACGGTCACGTTTTGAAATTGGCCGCCAGTGATGATCGCAGGCGACACAGTCACCAACGTGCCAGGCGTGGTCGCCACGGTCGTGGTCGCAGTAACCACGAAATTGCGAAGTTTGCCCGAACCGTAAGCGCTGCGGTTCTGCGGGTTGACGGCGTAAACGCCAGCAATCTGGATCACGTCGCCCTGGTTAAGAGTCAAACCAGACGATGCCACGAGGGTAATCGTCGAGGTTTGCGCCCAGCCGGTGGCGATGCCGAACCCAGTTGCAGTCGTGTCGACCGTCAGGGTTTTGCCAGTGTAGGAACCAAAAGTCTGGTTCACAACGTTCTGATCCATGTACCAGTTCATCCCTGCGGAGTCGCGGCCCATCATGCCCTTGCGAAACTGGCTGCCGATCGCCTCAGCTGGAACAAACAGACCCTTAAGCGAATCAACGATCGTTGCACTGGTAAACGGCTCAATCACGCAAGAACGGCGACCGTCACGCGGTGCGCCCTCGGCATCGAGGTAAGCGCCAGCGGTCAGGTAAGTGATCAGACCAGTTGGAGGCACTCCGGCCGTTCCAACAATATTGGCGGTGTTGTTCTTGGCTAAAGTCAGACCGTCAAAGTCGATCTTATTTGCAATCGCGGCCACGGCCGGTTTGAGAATGCGGTCAGAAAATGCATCCAGGCTCAATGCCAGATCCTGGGTCGTAAACTGCGTGTCAACGTGAAATTGAGTCGACAACGTAACTGGCACGCTGGTTTCGTTGAAGTCTTCAACGTTCAGCGCAGGTCCGGTCGTACCAATGAAGCGGCCAGGACGGCGTACATTCAAAGTATTTCCGATTTTCGCACCCGTAACCGCGAATTGATCATCATATTCACGGGTGACTTCGTTGGTGAAGGTGAGTTCGTTTTCCAAGACCATCAACGCCTCGTTGGTGATCTTGCTAATCGTGAGTAAATTATTGGCCATTTTGGGTTCCTTTAGGAAAAATTAGGTTTCAGCGAATTTTCTTTGCTTGTCGAGCGGCTTTCCACTGCTGATAAGTCCCATGGAAATTGCCATCGCCGTCCAGGTTGTTATCTACAGTCGAAACAGCCCCACGAATGGGCGTAATCGGCGCTGGTGCTTTGCTTGATCTTGCCACAGTAGGTTTTTCATCCGGTTCGCTTGCCGCCGGCGCCTTGGCGCCTTTATCGAAGCGGGCTTCCAATCGCCCAATCTCTCGCAGCGCTGAAATGACGGTTTTTTTGCCCAATTCCTGGGCAAAATCAGGGTTTTCGGCCAAGTGATACAGGATTTGCGGTCCTACATCGCTATCCATGATCGCATCGCGCACTGGGTCAGATACTGCCACTTCGCTCGATTGAATCATTTCGTCGAAATCCGGCATAGTTTTGCGTGCCTGGTCTACTCGCTTGGCCCAGCTCTGCTCGAACTGCTGCCGCGCTTCCTGGGCTTTACGCTCGCCTTCTGCACGGTCCCTTTCCATCAATTTCTTGTCAGCGGTATATTCGGCCAGCGCTTTCGCGTATTCGAACATATCGTTGAATTCCTCGGGCTTTGGCTCTGGCCCCAGGGCGTCCGGCTCGGCTTTTGCCGCCTTCGGCTGCGTCCTGGCTTCCAAATCCTTAAGCCTTGCTTCCAGGGCTTCCCTCGCTTCGCGTTCCTTGCGGGCTTCTTCCCGCGCGGCTTCCCGCTGCTTGGTTATCTCTGAAAATCGGCGCTCGATCTTCGGGTTTGGTTTGCGTTCCTTCTGTTCTCCCTCTGTTGCGTCGCTCGATTCACTGTCGTGGTCGGTTTGATCGACGTCGACATCCGGCTCCGCTTGCGCCTGGTCAGGCTCTGCGGCCGCAGATTGCTTTGGCTCGTCTGCCAAACCCATTTTGCGAGCAGTAAATTCTGCGAGGTTTTGACTCGTCACTACATTAGCAGCAACGCGCTCTTGCACTTCTGACATAGGATTACCCTACGAATAAACCCAATGAACCCATTGGTAGGCATTTCGCATTGTCAATTTGCATTGCGTAATTGTCAACACGGTTTATTGAATAACATTCATTGGTTGGCCAGGCGCACCTGGTTGCTCAGGCATTGCAACCTGCTGCGGGACGGTCGGCGGTGCCATATTCGCCATGACGCCCTCGAGGCCATGCACAAACGGGCTTGATCCTTCGTGAATGTCGCTTGCAGCCACGTCGGCAAACGCATACTGCTCGGCATTCATCCTGGCAATCATGCGCGCCAGGTCGGCAGGCGACATCTGCGCCAATAGCAGCTTGACCACCGCCTCGATTTCGGTCTTGTTCTGACTGGTAATCGCGCGGGTATTTTGGTCATTGACGCGCACCTCGGCCAACGTTTCGGTATTGTGCGCCTTGGCCATGGTCCGCATAAGTTCGCGTTTGGTTTCTCCGTCTTGCTTGATGGTTTCGACAGTTCCCTTGTACTTAATATCGAGACCCATTGCGGCCATCTGATTCTGTTGGTCTTGCACCGTTTTCTGCAGCTGCATCAGCATCATCTGAACCTTCGGAGGAATGTCCGATTTCTCGTCAATCTGCGCCAGCGGGTTCATCGCTGCCAAACGGTCGGCAATAATGTCCGCGCCTGGAAAGTCCATGTTGCGAAACATCAGATCGCCAGCCACCTGGAACACTTCCTGGTTGCCCATGAGCGGCAGCATCGCCTCGATCGCCTGCTGGCGCTTGCTGTTATAACCAGGCCCGGTATCCATCACCACGTCATACTGGCCGACCGTGACATTATTCAGCACTTCGCCGGTTGCTTGAATGTCATTGATCGTGATCATGTCGGGCTTGCCGTCGACGCCAATAATCCGTAAGACGCGCTGCGTGTCGTAGATTTTTGGGATTAGGTCGAGAATGATCTTTCCCGTCTGCTTAATGCTGCGGGTCATGTTGTCGTAAAAGTGGAAATTGCTCAGATCCACCTGGTTCTGTTGGCCAAGCAACGCCTTGCCTGACATATTGCCTGGCAGCTGCTGCGATGGGTCAAAAATGCCCATCACGGTCTGCAGGTCGTTATTAACCTCGCTCGCCGCACTCATGATGCCAACGGGTGGCGGCTCCGGCTGCAGGCGCTGTGGTGGCGGCGCAGGCTCACCGTTGATGTCGCGCATCTTGTAGCGCAGCACTGGCATCGATTTGATGTTGGCCAGCGCCCATTCGTTCTCGTGGCCTTCGTCCTGGCCCTCAGCCATCACCCACTTGGCTTTGGGCGCCAGGGCAATCGATTCGGTCATCGACGTGCGCCAAAAGTTGTACATCCGTTGCGGGTCTTTAGCAAATCGCACCAGGCCGTATTTCTTGCGCTTGCCTTCGATCACCACCTGGGCGCCGTAGCACGGGATAACCGGAATCCAACGCCCTGGCCAGTCCTTTTCCTCAAGGATTTGCATCGCGGTCAACTTGCACCACTTGACCTTGCGCCTCAAGGTTTTGCGTCGATCAACCTCGATGATGCCTGCTTCGTCCAGCACGGGTTTGGGCGGCAGCTTGTCGGCGTAAACCTTGGTGCCGTCGGAGAGCATCACCAGCTCGGCCCGCTCGTGCTCGATGTACCAATATTCGGCAATCCGAATGTCTTCCTTCATAACCCATTCGGCGGTGTCGTCGCCGGTGGCTCTAGGCAGGAACCCAATGCCATCGTCGGCGTCTGGGTACATTTCCCGAAACCGATCTTTTGAAACTACGGTCGTGATCAAGCATTTCTCAGCGTCCGATCCATCCGGCGCCACGCTATTGGGGTCAAAGTAAACGCCAAACGGGTTGTCGACTGGCTCGATGTAGATTTCCTGGTCAAACGAGTCTTCGCGCACATAGTCGGTCACCACGCGCCAATAACCCCAGCCCATGCGAACGGCGTAGTCGAACGCCGTGTCGTAGGCCGTGTCTGCGTTGCTGTTAACCTCAATGTGCCTGGTAATGCCCTCGATCACCTGGGCAATCTTCAAATCGCCCTCGTTGTTGACTGGATGCACCTTGATGCGCGGGCGCTGCTGCCGCTGCTGGTTGGTCACCTGGCGAATGTACGGGTCCAGCTTATTGATGGTCAGGCAAGGGCGCGACTCGATGTTGCGGCTGTTCTGAATTTCGACTGGCCACTGATCGCCGGCCGCGAATTTCAAATCCTGCAGCCCTTCCTGGCGATTGTTGCTGTCGGCTTCGCCAACCAACTTCAGGAATTTAATCGCGTCTTGAATGCGCGGGTCGCTTGATTGGTCTTGGTAATCTGACATTTGTTTCTTTCCTTAACCCATCCAGCCGCCCATATGGGCGCTTACAGGCCGTTTCCGAGGCTTTGCCGGTTCCTTGATCATCAACGCAATATAACGGAATGCGTCTGCGCCGTGGCTGTAATGGTCATGCAAAGGGTTTTTGCTAAACAACCCGGTTTCTGGGTCTACCTCGTAGCGGTAATGACGCAGGCAGTTCAGGCCGTCAGCGCAATTATCGCGGTCAAACCATAAATTAGGGAATATGGTTCGCGCAGCGTTGATCGAGTCCACAATCGGAACCCTCGGCATGATGCTCGTGCGAAACCCAGCTGCGCGCACAATTTCCTCGATGCTGCGCCCATTGGCCGCCAGCGTCTTGTTCTCGGCATCGTGCGGCAACCAGATCGTGTCGTAAACGTAACCAAAGGTCTGCAGCTGCGCCAGGTAACTGGTCATCGTGCGCTGGCTGCCTTCAAAGTATTTGATCAACCTGGTTTCCATGCCAACAAATTGCACAAACCACCAGGCGGTGGCGTCCGACCATCCCAGGTCGCAAACCGCGTGAACCGGCTTGGCCGGATCGTATGGCACCCTAGTAATCCGATCCTCTGCTTCGGCCCGCTGGATTTCGTTGGCGAAGATTGCGCCGTCGACTGTGCGCCTGCACATTCCTTCCCAAACGTTGTTGTAGGCGTTCAGATCGCGTTCGCGCAGGGCGTCTTTCTCGGCCTTCAGCGTTTCAGGAAACCAGGGATTATCCGACCAGTTGATCTTGATCAGGATCGCATCGCGCGGTGGCTTGGCAACAAACCGCTGATAAGTCTCGTCGGTCTCGAGGTCCGGGTTAAACGACACCCAAATCTCGCTGCCTTGCTTGCGAATAGTCGGGATAAGGATATTCCAGGACAGCCGGCTGACTGTCTGTCCTTCCTCAACCCAACAAACGTCGACGCCCTCGAATGACTTGATATTCGTGGGGTTGTTCTTTAGGCCAATGAATGCGAACTCGGTGCCATTAGCGCCCCGAATCGAGTTCTGCGTAATCTCGTAAAACCCAAACAGGCCAAGCGCCTCGATCTGGTCCGACAACAGCTTGTGTACCGAATCCTTGATCGACGCCTGGAATTCCCTGGCGCACAAGATTCGCATCTGCTTCTTGGCGCCCAGGATTAACAGCGCTCGAGCGATCCCCCATGACTTCGCGCCACCTCGGCCGCCGTACAGAATTTTGTAGCGTGATTTCTTAAACAGCGGCTGCAGTTTGATCGGAAATTGCGCGCTCGCAACTGCCTGGTCAACTGTCGAGGGAATCTCTGCTGTTTCCATCTGGCATCACAAAACTGACTTGAATCGACGGGCTTTGCAATGGCGCGCCATCTTTCCCGGTAATTTCTTGCTCAATCTTATCGCGCCAGCCTAATACATTCTTCGCGGTAAATATCGCAAACGTGCTGTTGTATGCGTTGCCAATCGTGCCTTCGATTAGATTTGCTTCTTGCAAATCTTTTGCTTTTTTATAGGCGTCAGAAAATTCTGGATGCTTTAACTCGCCAGTTTCAAATACTTTAGCAGTTGCCCAATCATGCAACGTTTGTTTTGTAACGCCAATGTTTGTTGCAAACCTTGCTAAAGTCGGAAATGTACCAGGCAAATTTTGCCGAATCTCATTGCCTTTAGCGTCATGCGTAATAACTTCTCTGATCGGCGGCTGACTGAAAAACTCAATCAGCATATCGGCGAACGACGGATCATAAACAGACGGTCGACCAACTGGTCGTTTGACAGGCGCAGCAACGCCCTGGCCAATAAGCGGCGCCACGGCTTGTTTCTTGGTTGCTGCTTTGTCCTTCATTTTTTCTTCGATGCTTTCTTCGCGGCCGACTTCTGCGCCTCGCGCTTCTCAGAGTACGCAATCGCCACTGCCTGCTTCACAGGCTTGCCGGCCTTAACCTCGGTCTTGATATTTTCCTTAAACGCCTTAGGCGTCATTGACTTGATCAGCGGCATGATCGGCCCCCATGGCTTGAGATTCTTCCTCGGCAACAACGCGGGTATATTCCTGAATCGCCCCGCTAATTTGCAACAGCACTGCTTCGTGCTGCTTGGCCATCTCCTGCAATTTTTGGATGCGCTCTTTCATTTGGTCCGTAGTCATTTATTACTGCCCATGAATGACGCAAAAATTCAACACCACTGCTTCACCCAGTGCGCCGCCAGAAATGTTTCTTAACGTCA